TAAAATAAATGGCTTATCAACTGACAGATTCAGTTGGACTGCTATTTTTGCCTCAATTAACTTGGGGCTTTTTTATTTAAAAATAATTCCTACATTTGTGCAATTAGTTTTCATAGAAACGTAATTGATTGTTCGGAAAGCCCATCTTATAGGTGGGTTTTTTCGTTTCTATAAAATTAATCTCTTTGAATATCAGTTAATTAAAAATAATTTTGTTTATATTAATATATTTGTATATTTTTGCAATCAACAAATTAATTAGAAACTATGAAAGCATTTGAAAACATCCAATTAAACAACGAAGTAGTATTTGAAAACAACAATCAAAAATATACAGGTATAGTTGTTGAAGTTAAAAAAAACACTTTTACAATAACTTGTTTAATGTGTTATATTAACCAAAATGGACATAAATCTTTTTATTATCAATATTTTAACTTTATGAAAAAATCAGGTAAAAAAGCAAGTTATAGAAACACTTATGGAAATGCAATATCATTTTCAAAATCATTTGAGCAACAAATTAATAATAATTAATATGAAAAAACTAAATCAATTTACAGACTACCTAAACAATTTATTGCTAAAGTATGAATGGTGTACATCACATCGTGATAGATACCACGTTCAACAGACAAAAAAAGAAGAAAAAAAGATTAGAATCTGGCAGACAACTCACAACGGAATAACCACAAAATACAATTAATATGTCAAAGAAAAAAATACAATTTGTAATTAGTCCATTGCAGTCAGCATTTGTGGATTCAATTATCTACAAGGCAACAGAGCCGAGCAGCAGTCTGAAAAAAGGAGAAGCATTTGGAAAGATTTTTATAGAAAGTCATCCTGAGTTCAAATCGTTCAAAAAGAAAAATGCTAACATAGAATTGGATGGAGAGTAATTCATTCATTAACTATGATTATAGTCTATAATGTATGATAAGTCAATCAGCTAACGGTAGGCAGCTACACGCAGTTAAAAATAGCGTGGGCATCAGCAAGGGATTTTTAATTGCTTGTAGGTGCTGTTAGGCGATGCCCTTTCACGAATTTAATTAGTAATAATTTAAAATAATAACACAATGACAGAACAACAACTTATTGATGAAGGCTACAAAGACGGCAAAAAGTCTTTTGATTTTTATGTAAAAGAATTTGGAGAAAATTTCAAGTTTGATAAAGTTCATAAAGCTATGACTGCACTTAATTGGTGTTGGTCATTTGGTAAAGATGAATCAGGTCAAGAACGAAAAGGAGTTCCAGATATTAATACATTGAAAAATAAAGCGTATGGTCTTTTAAAAGAGGCTTACGATGAAAACAAACAAATTTCAACTGCTGGATTTACTGCTGGTTGGGATAGTGGCGAACTTTTCTTAGTGTTCAACTTGGAGGAGTGGTCGGTTTAGGGTTTCGCCTAACGGTTGGCAGATACACGCTGTGAGCGTTGGGCTGAGGGAGGGAAAATAGCGTGTATGTGCTGTTATCGGCTGCCCTTCTTTCGGAATGATTAACTTAAAAAACAACATAAAATGAAACAAACCGCAGTAGATTATTTAGTAGAACAACTTATTGAATATGATTTTTCTCCAAGAGAAAACACTTATTTAATTGAAATTCCAAGTTGGATTTTTAAAGAGAAATTAGAAAAAGCAAGAGCAATGATGATGGAACAAGTCAAAGATGCTTATGGTGATGGTATAAATGGACATAGAAACGATTTTTGTAATAGAGATGAATACTTTGTCAAAACTTACGGAGATGTGTCTTAGGGTTGCCGATAACGGTTTCGGGCTTTGCGTTCGTTGGGGATTACCAGCACTAAAGCTCATTTGAAAAACTAAATTTAATTATATGACAGATGTTTATTTGAAAACCGAAAGCCCCAATGACGCAAAACCCGTGTTATGCGCTGTGCCTTCCAATAAAGTTTATTTAGAGGACTGCACTGAGGCATTAAAGCGTTTTAGCGATGGGTATTTTGATATTGCAGTAGTAGACCCACCTTATGGAATTGGAGCTAACAAAATGCAACTTGGTAACGGCAAGAAGAAGATTTATAGAGGAGAAGCCGATTGGGATAACGCAATACCTACTGCTGAATATTGGGAGCAGTTGTTTAGGGTATCAAAAAATCAAATTGTTTGGGGTGGCAATTATATGACTGAATATCTGAAGCCGACAAGTGCTTGGTTATTTTGGGATAAAGGAACAGGAGAAAATGACTTTGCAGACGGTGAATTGGCTTGGACAAGCTACAATGGAGCATTACGCAAAATAACCAAGAGTTGGGTAGGTGCGAACGCAAAAGACGGCTTGGAACGAATACACCCAACGCAGAAGCCAATTTACTTGTATGACTGGATATTTAACCGATTTGCAAAGGAAGGCAATTTGATTTTAGATACACACGTAGGAAGCGGAAGCAGTAGGATTGCAGCACACAAGAACAAGTTGCATTTTGTGGGATTTGAAATAGATAAGGGCTACTTTGAAGCGCAGGAAAAACGCTTTAATGCCGTAATTTCACAACAAACTTTATTTTAAAACGCTGTGGCATTGCGCATAACGTTTTGCAGATAAGCGAAGGCACAAATAGCGTTGGCTTGTGCGGTGGATTTGGGCTTTTGCTTATGTGCTGTTATGTGTCTGTTTTCTTTTTCATTTTTTGTGGGTGGGAAAACATTAAACAATTAAATAATTAAATAAATAAAATATGACAAAAGATTGGAACGGAAACAAAAAAAGTGTTTTTACTTCATTAGGAGCAAGTAGCCACGCTCAAGAAGAAAGAGAAACACACGACTATTATGCAACAGAACCAAAAGCACTTGAATTGTTGTTGGAATTAGAAACCTTTTCAAATAACATTTGGGAATGTGCTTGTGGCGGAGGCCATTTATCGGAAGTTTTTTGGAACGCTGGATATAATGTGAGAAGCACAGATTTAGTTGATAGAAACTATGCAAGTGAATTGATTGACTTTATAGGAATTGACAATATAAAAATGTGGGATGGAGATATTGTAACAAATCCACCTTATAAGTATGCAGAGCAATTTGTAGAAAAGGCATTGTCTTTAATACCAAAAGGCAAAAAGGTTGCAATGTTTATGGGTATTCAATTTCTTGAAGGAAAAAAACGAAGAGAGTTTTTAAAAAGGTTTCCTATCAAAACTGTTTATGTAAGTAGCAGTAGATTGAATTGTGCAAAGAATGGAGATTTTGTCAAATATAATAACAATAGTGCAAGATGTTATGCTTGGTATATTTGGGAAAAAGGTTACAACGGAGATACAATTATGAAATTATTTAATTGAGCGTTGGCAAAAAAAATGAAAAAGAAAATTGCACATAACTACTCAATTAGTAGTATTAATTATTAATCAATAACTTATGAATAAAGATGTAACCGAAAGTGTACAAGGGCTGCAAAACTATCAGTCAATTGTTTCCATTTTGATACAAGAGAGAAAAGAGTCAAAATTCTCTCAAAAGTTTATGGCTGACTGGCTTGGAGTAAGCAGAAAGAAACTGAACGAATTTGAACAAGGCAAAATAGATTATTACTTGCTTTGCCATTACGCTGACAAATTAAGCATAGACATACAACTAACAATGAATTACTAACAATCAAAAAATAAAACAATGCAAAAAGCAGGAAGAAAACTAAAAGAAAAAAGAGAGTACAACATCATTGAGGGTGAAATTCGAGAATATTTAGATTACCTTTTGGATTCCATTGGAACGGATTTTGAAACTATTTTTGTCAATAAGAGTAGGCTCAGGCACATAGTGATGAAGCGACAAGTTATAGGCTACATGGCTTATTTTAAGTTTAAGGATTATATTAGCTTAGATTTGTATGGTTCACTGATAGGAAAAGACCACGCTACAATAATCCATTATGGCAAGATGTACGACAAGGCGATGGATGGATATTTGCCTGAGAATAAAGCCTTGATAGATGCCTTGCAAGTTGCATTTGAGCATAATTGGGAAGGTGGCAAGGTTAGATTTGGATATAAGGGATTTGTTATTTATAAGACAATCTTGGGCCAATATTTAATAACTACTCAAGATGGCGAAAAGTTGCCATTTCTCAGCAACAAATGTTTAGAGGCCGAAACATTTATCAATGGCATAGTATATTGGCAGGAGAGATTAGAAAGTATGCCGGTAAGTGCTTAACTTTGTTTGATGGCAAAAATTAAGATATGTAATTGTGGTTGCGGTGCTCAGTTTGTTCCTACTAAATTAGGTCAAAAACAAGTCAATCAATCACATTACATAACTTGGTTGATACATACACCAGAGGGGCAAAAAAAACAAGCTGAGGCCAAAGAAAAGGCAAAGAAGATAATTGAAAAGAAAGAAGCAAAAAACAAATCTGCAATTGAATGGCAGCAAAAAGCTAATGCTAATTGGCCTAAATTTAAACGTGAGCAAAAAAAGGAAACACGATCCTACCAACAAGAATTAATCTTGACAAAAAAACCATTTCAAAGGTGGTGTGTACTACGAGATAAAGCAAATAATATAAATACTTGCATAGCCTGTGAAAAGCCTTTTAATAACAATAAAATAGACGGAGGACACCATTTTAAATGTGAAATATTTAGCGGTGTTATATTTCACCCATTTAATGTTTCAGCAGAGTGTGTAAATTGCAACCAATATAACGATGGAAATCTTGCTGAGTACACACCAAATTTAATTAAAAAAATTGGCCTTGATAATTTTAACAATCTAAAGAAATTGAGTTTAGATTATAAGGTATTTAGTTATCCTATTAATTGGCTGAGAGAGTTTAGGGCCATAGTAGAAAAAAAGATTAGAAGCAATGATTTTGATAACAATTCTATCTTAGATAAATTAGCTGAGTTAAAAATTAATTAGCTTGATTAACAATTATTT